ATTTATTCTTTTTGAATACAACACAAACTTACGCTTTCAACGGAGGTGATACCGTTAAATTCAAATTGCAAATTTTACCACAAGATTCAACCGCAGGGACATTCACTTGGGACGTTGATTTGTTTGGTGTTGGTGGCGTAAATCAATTCGGTTGTGGTGTTGAACTTGTAAGTATAGGAACAGCACTAACAGGCGACACTTGTCTTATGGAGTTCAACGCTCCAGATATGAAGCAAATCGATTTCATGACATCAATACAAAAGATGTTCAACCTTGTTTTCGTCGCTGACAAGACGCTGCCGAATACGCTTCGCATAGAACCAATGGTTGAGTACATAGCAAGCGGTAACACGTTAGACTGGTCGCAGAAACTCGACCTGTCGAAAGACATCATGTACTCACCAACAACTGACCTACAAAAGGCGAAGTTCACTTTCACATACACAGAAGACGGAGATTACTTCAACGGAATATACAAGGACAACGGACGAATCTACGGAAGATATGAAGTTACCGAATCAGACTTTGAAGTAATTAACGAGTTCGCGACGGGCGAAGAAAAGGTTGAGTTAGCGTTCGCGTCGACACCTTCCGCGCCTGTGGAAAATACAGATGTTGTTGTGCCTAAATTCTTAAATGCAGAAGGTCAATTCGTGCAACCTAAACCGCGCATCCTTTACTACTTCGCAGACTTCTTTGTCAATATGTACGACGAAGTTTCGGACAGCGTAATTCAAACGGCGGTTAAGTGTCTAAACAACTACTCGACAATGAACGCGACGGTTACGGATAACGACCTCAACTTCGCTCCCGAAATACCACCGCACACAATCATTGCGAACCCATACAACAACCTTTACAACCGTTGGTGGAGAAACTACTACCGCGAGTTATTCGACGGACAAGCGCGCATCTTAGAGGGAATGTTTGCACTTACTTTGAACGACGTATTCAGCTTTCAATTCAGCGACAAAATATGGATAATTGATTCGTTCTGGCGAGTGTTAGAAATTCAAGGGTACGTCGTAGGCGAACAAGACCTAACGAAAGTTAAACTCATTCGCGTTCTTGACATCGACAACGGCTGCGACATCGTGCCTGTATCTGCTAACCTCGACCAATCGTTAAATTGGGAAACGCCGAACGGAGATCCTGCGGTAGTGACGCAAGATTGTTGTGTGCGCTTTGGCTACAATTGGAACAGCACAAAGAATGATTGTTTCTCACAACCAAACAACGGCACGCGTTCATTCATTACGCAACAAGTTCCTTCGTTAGCACCGACGCGATTCGGAGCGCCTGTGAGCTTCAACGGTTCAATCACACAACCAGTTAGAACGATAACTACGGACTACGTTGTAACGAATTTCGACAGAATGATTTTTGCAGATACGACAGCAAATGGAATAACAATTTATCTTCCTTCTGCAACGACAACGGCAGGACGTGAATTGATAATACAACGCGTTGTTTCGGGAGCTAATCCACTCACGGTTCAAGCATACACAGGAGAAACGGTTGAGGGAAGCGGAAGCGTAACGTTGAGCGCAGCAGGTGACACAATAACAATTATATCAAATGGAAGCGACTTCAAAGGGACATCTACAAAATAAGGCAGGCGCAATGGTCGCTTGTTTAGAGTTCATTAAGTTGAACATAAAAAGCAATAGTGAGTTCGGACGCATGGCGAACGGCAAGCGGAAGCTAAACAAAAGGTATTTGATAACGCATAAAATTGCTTCATTACTTGTAATTTCTTCGGCTCTTATATTTCTTATATATATAATCCTAATATAATGGCAAAAGATATAAACTTCAAAATAAACGTTGACGATAAAAGTGCTGAATCTTCTATTGAAAAACTGACGGATGATGTTGGTAAATTAAATGAAGGTATAAAAGACACGGCAACTGATAGTGAAAAAGTCGGTAAGAATCTTAAAAAATCAACTGAATCTGGAGCAAAAGGTTTCAAGGCAATTGGTGTTGCGCTTAAAGGTGCTGGCATTGGTTTGTTTATTAGTGCTATTGCATTAATAAAAGACGTTTTTAGTGCAAATCAAAAAGTCCTTGATGTATTCTCTGCTGTGCTTGGCACGTTGTCAGATATGATTCGTGATTTATTCACTTATGTTAATGAAAATGCAGGTACTGTTGTTGAGTGGTTTAAGAAAATTTTTGAAGATCCTGTTGCTTCTATTAAAGCATTTGGGCAGGCTATTATGGATAACCTTATCGAAAGATTTAAGAGTTATTTAGATATGCTTGGATATGTTGCTGAAGCACTATCTCAACTCTTTCAAGGTAATTTTGAAAACGCTAAACAAGCGGCTATAAATGCAGGAAAAGAATATGTTGATGTATTTACAGGAGTAGACGATACTGTAAATAAAGTAGCTGAAACCGTAAGCGAAGCGGCAGAAGCTTTTGTCAACTACGCTTCTAAGACTTACGATGCAAATGCAGCTTTAGTTGCTTTACAAAATAGCGCAAAATTAGCAGCAGCACAACAAGCAAGACTTGCGGAACAATATGATAGGGAAGCCGAGTTGTTAAGACAACTTCGCGACGACGAAAGAAACACAATTGACGACAGAATAAAAGCAAACAATGATTTGTTAGCTGTCTTGGACAAACAAGAAGCAGCAGAGCTGGCTTCGGCAAATGCGCAAGTGGAAGCAGCTGCTGCAACATACCGTCATAACAGAACAATAGATAACCAAACCGCATTAATTCAAGCACAAGCAACTGCTGACGGAGTTAGGGCAAAAATTGCAGGTTTACGTTCGGAGCAGCAAATGAATGACCTTGCTTTGAACAGAGAGTTGAACGATATGCTTAGAACGCAAAACGAATCAATTGCAGACTTAACTGTTTCAGAGCAAAAGTTTCAAGCGGAAAGAGAGAAGAATGAGATTCAAAGATTAAAACTTTTACGTAAGTCTTTAGAAGAAGAAAGAGTAATTCAATTAGCTCGATTACAAAGCGAAGTTGACAAGCATAAGCAAGGAACACAAGCACGTGTTGATGCTGAAATTGCATACAATCAAAAAAAGTTAGAGTTAGACCAAGCGTTGATTTCAAACGAAGATTTGCTGCGCGAAGCGAATTTGAATAGACAAAGGGAACAAATGACCATACTTGCAAACACAACGCAATATGGAAGAAACCGCGAGTTGGCTTTACTTGAAATTGAATACGCTGAAAAAGCAAGACTTTACAAAGGCGACCAAGAAATGGCTGTTTTGATTGAAAAAGAAAAACAAGAAAAAATAAGTATAATAAATCAAGCGGCAAGAGATAAACAATTTGAAATGGCGTCGAGCGGAATAGATGCTTTAGTAGCATTAAACGATGCTTTTACAAAAAAAGGACAACAGCAATCAAAGAAACAATTTCAAATTCAAAAATCATTAAACCTTGCCTCTGCTGTAATAGACACTTATGGTGGTATAAACAGAGCATTGAACGACAAGACTATGCCTTCGACAACAGCGCGTATTATTCAAGCGTCAATCGTTGGAGCAATGGGTTTAGCTAACGTATTAAAAATTAGCAAGACGGAATACGGAGCAGCAACACCACCTTCTGGAACTAATATGAGTGCAGGTAGTGGTGGCGAAGGTGGAACAACAGCTCCTGCACCTGCGAACTTTGCCTTCTTGCAGAACCAACCCAACCAACAACCGCCGCTACAGGCCTACGTTGTAGGAACGCAGGTGTCGAGCAACTTAGAAGCACAACAATTAATTCAAAACCAATCACGATTAGGAGGATAAAAATATGAACAAAAAAATTAAAGTAATTGAATACGGAATCGACGACGCTGGTCTGTTGGGTGTGTTCGCGATTAGCGTTGTTGAACAACCTGCAATCGGTGTAGACTTCGTCGCCTTATCAGAACAACACAGCGTGAAGTTCAAAGAAGATTTCAGAGGTCTTCTTTACGGTGCGTTATTGATTCCTGACCAACTCATATACCGACGCGACGACAAGACCGAAGAAGAATATTACGTTAAGTATTCGAAGGACACCATTCGCGCTATTGCTTACAACTATCTAAAACAAAACATGACCAACAACGCAACGGTTGAACACGCGAAAACTGTTGAAGGTGTGTCGCTTGTTGAAACGTGGATAATCGAAGGCGAGAACGACAAGTCTAAGAACTTCGGCTTCGACCTTCCAGAAGGCACTTGGTTCGGTTGCATGAAAGTTGAGAACGACGAAGTGAAGCAACAGATACAAAACAAAGAAGTGTTAGGTTTCTCAATCGAAGGAAACTTCGCAGTAGAAAAAGAAATGTACATGAATAAGCACGACGAGTTCGCTGCCATTATGGACGAGTTGACGCAGTTGTTAACGTTAGCCACGCAGGAAGAAATTGACGCGCGTTACGACGACTATATGAGCGCGGTGAACATGACCTACTCAGAACTTAAAGCATGGTCAGAAACGGAGTGTTCGCAGTTAGCTTCACTTGACCGTGCGCCTATCAACAGAAACCTTGAATTGTTACAAACGAACAAAGCCGATTGGAACGACAGCCATTATGAAGACGCAGGAAAGACAATCGCGTTTATCAATCGTATGCGTGAGAACGACGCAGGCGACATATTGGAAGACAGCAACGGGAACGTCTGCGGAAGTAAGCGCACAATTTCTCTTTTGAACTGGGCATACGATCCGAATAAGTAATGAACATCGAAGCAGGTGGTTTCCTGAAGGTTGAACTATTCAACGACGACGCTACCCTGTTTCTAAACGCACTCACCAAAATAACGGACGACGGCGGTAAAATGGGGTTCAAGTCTTATGGATTGAGCGACGACGAAATGAAGACGCTAAACGCTATACTCGATTATTTAGGATAAAAAAAACGGGGGTAACTACTCCCCCGTTCAAACCTAAAATCAAAATGTAATCAATGAAAAATCGAATTACGAAACAAATCTACGACATTTTATATCTAATCATCAAACAAACAATTAACAGAATTATGAATTTACGAGAAAAAGTAAACGCACTATTCGCCAAACACAACGTATCACTCACAGCGGAAGAAACCGTTGTTGACGTGAAGCAAATGGTTGAGGCGATTCTTGCAGACGGAACGAGTATCTACTCGGACAGCGACACATGGGCTCCAGGTGTTCGTGTATTATCAAAAGACGCAGACGGCAATGAAGTCGTGGTTGCGGACGGAGAGTACACAACAGCAGAAGGTGTGATTGTAGTCGTTGCAGACGGTCTACTTGTTGAATTGAAGCCAATGGTTGAAGAACCAGAGGTTGAAGTTGAAGTAGAATCTGAAAAGCAATCTACTGACGAATCACTAAGCGCGGAAGTTGAAGGACTTTTGTCGTTGGTTGCAAAACTAGAAAGCGAACTTTCAGAAGCTAAAAAAGCGAATGAGAATCTTTCAAGCGAAGTTACAAAACTAAGCGCACAGCCTGCCGCTACTTCAATCAAAGAAGTAAAGCAAGCAAAACAAATACCTTCTAAAAGCTACAGCAAAATGTCGCCTGAAGAACGTTTCATCTTTCACCTTAAAAAATAAAAAAACAAACAATAAAAAATGGCTACTACAACAAGTTTAACTACGACCTACGCAGGTCGCGAAGCGGCAGGATATATCCGCGCTGCATTTTTAAGTAACGAGTCTTTGGCTGCGGTTACAATCAAAGAGAACATCGAATACAAGCAAGTTGTTCGTCGTTTAGTTGACGACGTAACTTTCGCAAACGCAACTTGCGACTTTGACGCGCAAGGAACGGTAACACTTTCCGAGCGTATCTTGACTTTAGAAAAATTCCAAGTACAGAGAAATTTGTGTAAAAACACGTTTTTAATCGATTGGGAATCGCGTTCAGAGCAGAACAACGAGCTTCACGCTTCATTAACTGACGCTTTAATTGCTAACGTAATGGCGGGTGTTGCAGCACGCAACGAGGTATTGATATGGCAGGGTGTTAACGCTAACGCTGGTGAGTACGCAGGTTTCGAGACATTGTTCTTGGCTGACGCTACGGTTCTTGATGTTTCTTCTCCAGTAGCAATTGATGCTACTAATGTAATCGAAGAAATGGGACGCTTAGTTCTAACACTTCCAACACGCGTTCGTCGTGCAACTGAAAAGCCTGTAATCGCAGTTTCTTCAAATGTTGCTGAAGCATACAGAAGCGCGATTCTTGGTCTTGGTGGTGGTTACTACTTGTACCAAGGTGAATCAGTTGTAATGAACTGGCAGGGACAGTACGACGTTATCGAATGTCCTGGTATGTCTGACGACACAATGGCTTTCTATCAAAAGTCAAACCTTTGGTTCGGTACTAACTTACTTGACCAATGGAACACCGTTGCAGTTTTAGATATGTATCAGTACGGTCTTTCAAACAACGTTCGTTTCTCTTGTTCTTTCTTCGCAGGTGTACAATACGGTTTCGGAAACGAAATCGCATTTTACCAAGCATAATTCAACCATTCTAACCCTTGCATAAACAGAGGTAGCGGCATAAACACCGCTCCTCTTTTGTGCTAATAAAAAACATACAAATATGGCATGTGAATTAAGCACAGGTTTTACACTCGATTGCAAAGACGGAATCGGTGGAATTAAGCAAATCATTTTAGTCGACCAATCACTTGTTGAGTTCGACCTCGACGCAAATGAAGTTGTTACTGAAATTATAGGCGTTGTATCGGGTGATTTGTATACTTACGAATTACCAACTCAAACAGGTTCTTTCGAAGAAACAATCAACTTCAACCGCGACGCAGGAACTATTTTCTACACGCAGACGGTGAACATCATGTTAAACAAATTAACCGCTGCAAAGCGTCTTGAATTGCAAAATGTTGCAACAAGTCGTGTTGTTGTTTTCGTTCAAGATACCAATAACAATTGGTGGGCTGTTGGTTATGAGTACGGAGCAGACCTTTCTACTTCAACAGCAGGAACAGGAACTGTGTTAGGTGACATGAACGGCTACACATTAGCGTTCACTCACGAAGCTGCGAAGCGCGCTTATAAATTAGACGGTGCACCGAATAGTATTCTGGCAGTTTAATTAAAAAACTTTTACACATAGAGGGGCAAAGCGTCCCTCTGTGATGTAATTTTAACGTAAAGGGAAAAGGGAATGGTATACCTAAACACAAACACAGCGAATCAATACGCTTATCTTTCGTTAGACGAAGGACGTGCATATTTCAACGTTGCCTTTACTCACTACCTGCTCGTTATGACTTACGAAATGACAGGTGAACAACTCGCGCAAGTGGTCGAAGTAATAAACGAGAACGAACGCGTGACAAAAATAAGACTTACCACCGTTGGTTTGGTCGATGCAGGTCGTTATCATTACGAAGTGTACGGACAAAACAGCAGCAGCAATATAGATCCAACCAACGCTTCCGTTCTTGGCTTGATTGAAAAAAGTTTAATGATACTTCAAGACGGAACTATTTTCTTTGACGTTTCAACACCGACAATTCCTGTCGATGTAATTTATACAGGTGCATAATATGAGCAACATTCAAGCAATTAATCTTTCGGCTTATCAACCAGTTGAAGCGTTTGAAAAAGAGAATCGTGCAGGTTGGATTGACTACGGTCAAAACAATTTATTTCCGCAGCATTTAATCACGCTTTATTACAACAGCCCTATTCATAACGCATTGACGAACTCAATCGCATATATGATTGAAGGACAAGGAACGGGAACGATTCTCGACAACGCATTGCAAGGAATTTCTTTTGACTTAAAATTGCAAGGTTCATTTTGTGCTGAGGTTATTTGGTCGTTGGACTTCACTCGCATTGTACAAATCAATCACTTGCCTTTTGAGAACTGTCGTTTAGCATACGACAAAGACGAAGATGATATTACAGGAATTTTCTATTCAAAAGATTGGGCGAACACACGAAGTAAAAAAGGTAAACCAGAATTTATTCCTGCGTTCAATCCTTCAATAGCGCAAGAACAACCGCGTCAAGTTATCTACGCTCACGGCATGATGGCTGGTTCTTCGTATTACGCGAAGCCTGACTACTTCGGTGCGTTGAATTACGTTGAGTTGTCTTATCAAATGGGAATGTACCACGTTAACAATATCTTAAACGGTTTATTCCCTTCATTCATTATTAACTTTTTGAACGGCATTCCGCAGAAAGAAGAACGTGAGGCAATACGTCGTGAGTGGGAAACAAGATTAAGCGGTGCAAGCAACGCGGGCAAGTTCTTAATGACCTTCAACGAGGATCCTTCACGCGCTCCGCAAATCGAATCTTTCCCTTTGTCGGACGCTGACAAGCAATATCAGTTTTTATCCGAAGAAACAGCGAAGCAAATCATGGTCGGACACCGCGTTGTTTCGCCATTGATTCACGGAATCAGAGATACAACAGGGTTCGGAAGTAACAAAGATGAAATGATTGTTGGCTTAGAGATATTCAACACGCAGGTTATTCGTCCATATCAAAGAATAATCGAAGAAGTCTTCACCCCGATTTTAGGCGACGTAAATATACAGATGAACTCAGTATTTGAAGACGGTGTTGCAGTCGATTCTAACGCGCCTATTGACGTAATAGACATACCTTCAACAGACGTAACAGAAACACCAACAGGAATAACAGAAAAGGTGAGCGACGTAACGTACAACGGGGCGCAAATCGCGTCCGCTTTGGAGATCGTCGCAGCGGTTGGACTTGGAACGCTAACGCAAGAACAAGCAATTGTTTTCTTAGTTCAGTTCTTAGGTCTTGACGTTGACGTTGCGAAGTCGATGTTTCAAACAGGCGGCGACGCGGTGGCTAAATTGTCCGCTCAAAAAAAAAAAGTTGTAGCGAAGAAGAAAGTTGCGGTTGCTGAAAATAAAATAAGCGCAGAAGATAGCGCGTTGTGGTTGGCTTATCTTAAAGAGAAAGCGGAATACGTCAACGAAGAAGAATGGGAGTTAATTTCCGACGAAGAAGTAACTAATCCAGAAGGCGAAGAAAATTACCGCACCGAATTTATGAGTGTTCGCGGTTACGACAACCCCGACGAAGCGAGCAAAGAACTCGACACTGGTCTTTATAAAGTACGTTACTACTACTCAAAGAATTTCACATACAAAGACGGCGAATTGGTAACGCGTGACTTTTGTCAAGACATGGTTGCGCTATCAAAAGACGGAGCGTTGTTTCGTTACGAAGACATTATAAAAATGGGTAAAAATCCCGACGTTAATGGACAGTTCGCACCTTCGGGAAGCAACACATATTCTATTTGGATTTTCAAAGGCGGTGTCTATTGTCGCCACGCGTGGTTTAGAAAAGTATTTGTACGCAAAAGAGAGAAAGGACGTTTCCTTCCGAACGACGGATTGAAGAACGACAGAGTTGTAACAGGCGGTGTTGCAAATGAATTGTTTCCAAAAGGAATAGAAGCGGTTCGTCCGAACGATATGCCCAACAGAGCATCACTAAAAAACTAAAAAAAACATTATGGCACTACAACCCGAAGTTCTTTTAATAGACGAAAATTATATCAAGAAATATACTTGGATTAACGGAAGCGTTGACCCATTATTGATGTATCCTGCTATCTATTTAGCGCAGGACAAGTACGCACAGTTGTATCTTGGAACTGACCTTTACAACCGCATAAAAGAAGACGTTGTGAACGACGACATTACGGG